CAGGCACCAGTTTTTAAGCGAGCGCAATTCTTCTGGAACGTTAGAATAATTTCCAAGCATGATCATTCCCGGCTAGTAAGGATACTAGCTAAAACTTTAATAATTAAGACTTAATTAATTTTAGTTCATTATCCAGAGCACTATTGATTAGCCTTGTGGCTACTTCGGCAATAGATAAGCGCTCAGACAGACGTTTCTCTAGCAAAGAGCGCAGTAATTCTGCGTTATCCACTCTTTCATTGGTCAGAGTGATAGTTAAGCGTTTATTGCTGGTTGTGGGCATGGCTCACTTCGCTGATTTGGTATACCTCAGAATGAGTACCGTCCTAAGGTACAATGGGTCAAGGAAGAAATGAGGCATTGACGCACAATTTTTTAGGGGATAAGTTTTAAACCGTTCAAAAGCCCTTGCGGGGGCTTGCCAACAGGAACAAAGGAGAGCACATGAGCCGCCTACCTAAAAAGTAGCAGCGTCCTAAGCTGAGGCTGAACAATATAGCGAGCACTGCTAATTCAAATTAATGAAAAATGTAAATATAACAGGGATAAGTGTAATGAGTAATCCTTGGCTACCTGGACTGCTGAGACAGCTATCTAAGAACCAGCTAATCAAGACGTGGCAATATGACGACGCCTTGAGAGAAGCCGCTGCTGAATTGGAAAAGCTGGAAAGAATAGAAAAAGCTTTACTAAATGCTTCTAAGGAAGAAATATTTAAAATTCTAAGTGAGACGACTAAGCATTGACAACGTATTGCATGGATGCTAAGGCATCTGTGCAATACACTTTAATGAGGAATAATAGAATGAGTGAATGGAATAATAATCCTAGCTGGAATTGGAATGACGGCGCACAAGTCACTCCGTCTAACCCTCAGCCTAGTAATCCTTGGGATGCTATGAATGAGGATGCTCTGCTGCTCCTTTGGAATGGCAAGAAAGCTGCTATCGAGACGGCTAAGGCTGAAGAGATGGAGCTTCGCAAGTACATTGTTGGTCGCGAGTTTCCTAAGAAGCAGGAAGGCACGCAGCGCAAGGAACTTGGCAACGGTTATGAGCTTAAGGCTGTTGTGAAGTACAATTATAATTTGGCCGATAACGATACAGTTGAAAAGTGTCTTGACCACATATCAGCATTGGGCAACGAAGGCCCGTTCATTGCTGATCGTTTGGTTAGCTGGAAGCCGAATTTTCTTAAATCGGAATACAATGATTTGATTGAGCGCAAGTCTAAGGGTGATGAGCGAGCAATTAAGATTTTGAGCATCATTGATCAGATGTTGACGATCACTGAAGGTGCCCCTACTCTTGATATCGTTGAGCCGAAAGGTAAGAAGAAGTGAAATATTGTAATAATATAACTCAGGAATATTTAAAAAGTATCCTGAGTTATGACCAAGGCACAGGTGTTTTTACTTGGTTACTGAAAACTAGCAATCGTGTTAAAGTAGGAATGCAAGCTGGAACTTTAAGAAATAACGGCTATTTAAAAATTAACTTAAATGGGCAGCTATACTATGTGCACAGATTGGCGTGGTTATATGTGACAGGCGAATGGCCTAAAAACAACATTGATCACATAAATGGAGCCAAAGACGATAATAGATGGGTAAACCTTAGAGAAGCCACTCATTCTCAAAATAACAGAAATAGAGCTTCTTACGGTAAGCAAACTTTAGGCAAATCTATTTATAAGCACAGAGGTAAGTTTACAGTTAGAGTGTCATTAGGGACATTTGATACAATAAACGAAGCTGAAGAAACTAGAGATAAATTCTTAAAATAGTTTATGAAAAATGATGAATTCTTACATTCATCTGTGAAAGTTTAAAATGAATATAAAAGATTTAAAGCCAGCGAATGACTTCGCTCAAAACTTCGGTTGTAAGTGTTTAATTTATGGTCCGGCTGGCACAGGAAAAACACCTTTGCTGAATTCGGCGCCTAGACCATTATTATTGGCTACGGAACCAGGGTTGCTCAGTATGAGAGGTTCCAGCATTCCCACATATGAGGCATATACACCTAAAGCTATTTCAGAATTTTTTTCTTGGTTCTTCAATTCCAATGAAACTAAAAATTTTGATACGCTTGGAATTGACAGTGCTAGTCAGATTGCAGACATCTATTTGATTGACGCTCAGAAGAATAATAAGCACGGTCTCAAGGCTTATGGTGAAATGGCAGAGAGTACAATGGGGCATCTCAGAACGCTCTATTATACTCGCTACAAACACACATATGTGGTGTGCAAAGAAGAAATTAAAGATTTGGACGGTCAAACAATGCGCCGCCCATATTTTCCAGGTCAAGTTCTTCCTATCTCTGTGCCTCATCTTTATGACTTCATTTTAAGACTTGCAAAAACAAATGTACCGGGAGTACAAGGAGAAACACTAGCTTTTCAATGCCAAGGAAGCTATAATGTGCTATCAAGAAATAGAACTGGTAATTTAAGCCAGTATGAGCCGCCAAACTTTACTCAACTTGTGGAGAAAGCAATGACTGCTCCTCCAATGGTCTATTAGAAAGGAATAACACATAATGGCTAACACATTTGAAGGAAAGCCAGATACAAGACAATCAGACGATATAAATCATTCTGTGTCCAGGTTTCGCCCTACTTATCGTGCATTGACTGATGAAGAAAAAGCTTTGCATGATGCTATTAAAAATAAAGCTTCAGAACTTGAAGAATTGTTTAGCAAGGTAAAAACAGGTCGTTACAATTCTCTTGCTATCACTTCTCTTGAGCAGTCCATTATGTGGATTGTTAAAGAACTTACTTCTTAACCAAAAGGAAAATCATATATGCCTCCGATGAACGGTATTTTTAACGCTAATCAATTCGAGCCAAATCAGGGCGGTGGTGGAATTCATCCCCCGGCTCAGAAGGTTCCTTTCCGTATCACCAACACGGAAATTAAGGAAAACAACGCTAAGGATGGTGGATATTTTAAGATTGAGTTCACTTCTCCTATGGGCGTCGTGTTCCAGAATTACAACATTTGGAATAAGACACCTAAGGCAGTTGAAATTGCTCATGGGCAGCTTTCGGCTCTCTGCCGTGCAGTCAATATTTACCAAATTGATTGGAGCAATGAAGGTGCTGCTTTGCGTGGTGCTCAGGGTCTTATGGACGTTGGTTATCAGAAGGGTGAAGAGCCTTCTCCTGATAATCCCAACGCTAAGGGCTATACGGAATTGAAGCGTGTCTATGACATGGCTGGCAATGATCCGTCCAAGCCCGGTCAAGCTCAGCAGCCTCAGGTGCAACCTGTCCAGCAGGCACAGCCTCAGCAGGTGGCCGCTCAGCCCATGACACAGCAGCCGAATGGTGCATGGGGTGCTCCGAATGGCGGACAGCCCCAACAGAGCCAGCCTCAGCAGAACGGCGCACCAGCGGGCTGGAATGGACCGGGCGCTGCTACTCAGCAGGAGACCCAGCCGAGCACTGGACAGGCTTGGCAACCCGGTCAGAATGGCGGGGCTCCGGCTGGCAATCCGCCGTGGGGCCCACGTCAGTAATCATCAGTACCGCTAAGACTAACACAATTAGGTACTGACAACTTGGACGCTAATAGTTCGCCTCTGTTAGCGTCCATTTTTTAATTAGGAAATTTTAATGCTCAATCTTAACCTACCCACAGACAGAGACAAGCTAGCCGATCTCATTGCAGCAGATGTAGAAGCTTTTTGCGAAACTTATTATGAGCAAGGTCATCGCAATCACTTAGGTGCGTCCGAAGCCGGTGATCCGTGCTGGAGAAAATTATGGTACTCATTCAGGTGGGTGAAGCTTGAGCGTCACTCCGGCCGCATGATGCGACTGTTCAATGTGGGTCATTCTGCCGAACCTCGCTTTGTCGCCTATCTTCGCGGTATCGGATTTGAAGTCAGGGAGTTTGATGAAAACGGAAAGCAATTCCGCATTTCGGGAGCTAACGGCCACTATGGTGGCTCACTGGACGGAATGTGCAAAGCTCCAGCGCGATATGGGTTGTCAGAGGATTTGGTCTTTCTTAATGAGTTTAAAACAAATGCCACTGGAAAAGGATATGCTGACGTAGGCGCGCTAGGATTGGCTAAGGCTAAGCCAAAGCATTTCGCGCAGATGTCTCAGTATGGGTTTGCCAAAGGCTTGCGTTATGGCCTGTATATGATCGAAAACAAAAACGATAGCAGCATCACTTTTAAAATTGTCGAGCTTGATTGGAATTTGGGAAGACAGCTAGTAGACAAAGCAACACAGATCATAAATTCTAAAGAGCCTCCTCCAAGGATCAGTGAAAACCCTGCGATGTTTGATTGCAAGTTTTGCGCATATCAGGGCATTTGCCATAGAGGCGAGCAAGTAGAGAAGAATTGCAGGTCGTGTCGCAATGCCGTGCCGACTGCTGACGCTACTTGGACTTGCAACCTTCACAACGGTGTAATTCCGAAAAGCTTTATCTCTACAGGGTGCCAAGACTGGAATCCAATTTGATGTTCTATGTACCAGAAAAACCATGTAAAAAAGGTCATTTTAAAAAATACATAGCCAACAGAGCTTGTGTTCAATGTCAAGCTGATCTTAAGGCTAGAGTTAAAAAAGAAAATCCAATTCATGCTAAAAATCAGAAATTTAAACACAGCTTAAAAGCTAATTATGGGTTATCTGTTGAAGAATATGATAGATTATTCAAAGAACAAAATGGCGTCTGCGCTATATGCAAAAAACCTGAAACTGCTAAATTTAAAGATAAAATAAAAAAGTTAGCCGTAGATCATTGTAATAACACAAGCAAAGTTAGAGGATTGCTTTGTTTAAACTGTAATATGGGAATAGGAAAACTTATGCATGATCCAAAACTTTTACGCGAAGCAGCTTTATATTGCGAAAAAGCATGAATATAGAACTTCGTCCATATCAAATAGACGGCTTGAATGCTCTTTGGAATTACTTTCAAAGTGGAAAAACAGGAAACCCTTTGCTGTGTTGGGCGACAGGGACAGGTAAGAGCATTGCTCCTGCCATATTTATTAAAGAAGTCATGAGGCTTTGGCCCACACAAAGATTTATGCTCATAACTCATGTGTCGGAATTGATAAAACAAAATCATGAAGTTCTAAAAGATGTGTGGGATACCGCACCTGTCGGAATTCACAGCGCAGGACTAAAGCAGCGAGACACGGCACATCCCATAATCTACGCTGGCATACAGAGCGCTGTTAAGAGAGGTGCGTCAGTTTTCGGGAGAAGAGATATTGTGTTCATAGATGAAGCTCATCTGATATCGAGCAACGACACATCTATGTACAGCAGTTTTTTAGCAGAGCTAAAGCTTATCAATCCATTTATGAAAGTCATAGGTATGACTGCTACACCTTATAGGATGGGAAGCGGCATGCTGACAGACGATGGTGGAATTTTCACAGACATCTGTCACGACATTACTAAAATGGAAGAGTTCAACAAATTGATATCTGATGGCTATCTGTCACCTCTTGTCCCGCTTCGCACCAGGACAGAGCTGGATGTTTCCAATGTCAGTGTAAACCAAGGCGAATTTATCGCGACACAATTGCAAGGCGCTGTAGACAAAGCTGAGATTACTTTTAGTGCTCTAAAGGAGATGTGTCACGCAGGAGCAGACAGAAAATCTTGGCTCATCTTCGCAAGCGGCATCGAACATGCTGAGCACATCGCTGAGCAGCTAGGAGCTTTCGGTATCGATTGTGCTCCTGTTCACAGCAAGCGACCATCTGATTATAATGACACTGCTATCAAGGCTTTTAAAGCGAATGAGCTTCGTTCTATTGTAAATTATGGAAAGCTGACGACAGGCTTTAATCATCCTGGTATCGATTTGATCGCCATGTTGCGTCCTACTCTCAGCGTGCCTCTTTGGGTACAAATGCTCGGTCGCGGCACTCGTATTGCTCCAGAGAAAAAGGATTGTTTAGTTTTAGACTTCGCTCGCAACACTCCTCGCCTTGGTCCTATCAATGATCCGCGCATTCCAAACAAAAAAGGAAGCTCGGGAGGAGAGACACCTATTAAAATTTGCGAGAGTTGTGGAGCTTACAATCACATCTCAGCTAGGCTTTGCTGTAATTGTGGGGAAGCATTTACATTCCAACAAAAGCTGGTCAGCAAGCCAGGAACAGAAGAGCTGATCAGAGCTGCTGCAACAGAAGCTTTGCCTCAGATTGAAACCTTCAACGTGCTAAACGCGACATACGCTAAGCATAACGGAAAAGCTGGAAAGCCTCCGACACTAAAAGCGACATACTTTACAACTGGCTTAGCTTTTAAAGAGTTTGTTTGTTTGGAGCACTCTGGAATGGCTGGCAAAATGGCTAGAGATTGGTGGAGGAGAC